TGCGTTTCCAGATCCGAATCGTAATGTCGTCAACTGAGTCACCGGATCATACCTTCGAATGTAACGATATGGTGCGGCGATGACATGCATATGATTAGGCACGATCGCATTATCTGTATCTGGATTCTTTACCTTCAAAAAGACCGTGTCCTCGCTCAGCGAAGTGACCTCATAATATACATTCAGCTCGGTATCCATCACTGATAGTACTGCCGAAATATGTTTTTCATCAAGGGTGATTTCACGGAATGGTATGAACGTCGGTGACACAACAATATTTTGTGTTTTTTCTTCTCCGCTGACCGCGTATACGCTACGTGTTACAAAAAATGATGCCGGGCTGCCATCGGTGTTTGTCGTAGCAATAATGAAGTCTGCCAAAAAATTGCCATTCACATCTTGTTCAGAAAAATCAACGTCATCAATTGTTGTGAATGTTACTCCAGAAAATGATGATATACCGGTGCTAGCAAGAATGACAGGCATCGCAGACCTGGTTGGCAAATAAATACCTCCGATCGACTCTGCAGGAATTGTTAATTGGAATTTCAATTCTGTCACGGCTGGTGCCTTACCACGGATTTCCACGCCGGCGTTGCGTAAGTGGGTGATAATGTTTTCAGGCTCAACAGCGGTAACAGGATCCAACTCACGAAATGAATGGTCAAGGTAAAAGCTTAACGAGTCACCGACGGTCGCTGCAAAATCAAGAAACATGCCACCGACAGAAGCCTCAGAGAAATCCTGGATTTTATCTGGGAAGTATATTCTCGCCGTCTCTAACAATTGATTTCTAATAGATTCAAAATCTCTAGCGAGATATGACCGATTTTCTTCTTTTTTTAGTTTCTTCTTAATTTGAAATGTCATTTTATCCTGCCACGAAGATTATTACTTCAATTGCTTGGTTTGTCAGTGCCAGGCTCGGTACCGCATACATCACTTTGATTTTGCTGCGAATCACGTTTTCATCATTCGATTTCTCAACGCTTGGTTCAAAGACGTCCAGCTCGACGAAGGGCATATACTTTTTGACTGCCTTGATTATTCTACGGGCAGCTTCTTCATCTGCGTTTTCCGCAGTAAATTCCAGGGCGAGTGGTAACAGGTTCGCACCAAAATCACTCAATGACAAACGTTCACCATGATTTGTCGCCAACAGATTTCGCAGGTTGTCCTTTATTTGACTCGCAATATCATATGACATGTCGAACATTGAATTGCCAGTAGATGTAAACGATATCGGTGTGCGGATGCCAATTGGCATTTTGACCTCCAAGTCTTCTACGTTTTTAGCGTATGTGTCCTGGAGCTGACCTACCGATTTGAAATCATATGTTCGCCGAACCTGTGACATTACCTACCTCACTGCATAAATATCAAAAAACATAAGTTGAAATACGTACGGCCAAAAATAGTGGCTATAGCAAAACTCCAGTTCCTGTCCCTTTTCCAGGACCGCTAACAGAAGGAAGGGGGACAGGCGGTGGTGTTGTGGTTAGATACCCAATGACAGGAACCCCGCCTGGCAATATAATATTCGTTTGTACTTCAGCTTTCAATGCGAATCCATGGATTGCAGTTTTCATTTCGCTTGCAATCCTAGCGATGATTGTATCAGAATTTACCCCTGCGATTATTCCTTGATCCCTCACGTTCATGAAAAGTTTCAATATATCATTTTTTAGAGTCATGACGTCTTGTGGTTTGAACGAAATATTTCCTGTACCGGATGCTGTTCCCGGCGAGACATACGAACCTACACCAAATGGGCCGGCAGCGTTTTGGCCTGGATTAATGATGTCAGTCGTTATAACGCTGGCTGATTTCATGTATGTATGAATCGCGTCACCCATTTCCATTGACATATCTTTGATTATTTTGTCACTTGATACACCTTCGCTAATACCCGACTCATAAACCTTCATGAAGATCGATTTTAGATCTTGTATTAGCGGAATCACATCTGTAGTTAAAGCCATGATAATTCCTATAAAAGATTCCCGGTTCCTGTGCCCGTGCCGGTTATTGTTGTTGTGCCTGACGCTGGCAAATCAACTTGGCCTGCATCTGATGTGTCTGTCGTTGAAACCACAGCCGCCATCATATATTCATGGATAGCTTTTCCTAAATCTGTGGCCAGCGTCGTGATTATTCCAATATGTGACTTACCTGATATACCGCTATTGCGTACAGATGTATATAGAGTCTTGATGTCTGATTCGAGTTTTATCGACGCGGATGACAGGGGCATTCTATTCTCCAAACATTCTTTTCGATTTCAGGGTCGCAATGTCTTGCTTTAATTTTCCAGATATTTTCGTTTTTAGTTCCGCTGCCGCCTGGTTTAGCTGCGGCGAAGGCGCACCGTATCCTGGTGTCACGTGTGTCAAAACCGTGTCACAAAACGTCACCAGCGAATCCATTGTTTCAAACCAAAGGTCTTCAAGTTGCTTATATTTCACAAAAGGTTGTGAGCCACCTGGTCCCGGACCGTCGGCCGCACCACCATCTTCTTTACTTCTGCCAAAATATATCTCTTTGCCCGAAATGTGAACAGTTCCATCAGCTTCGATTATAATCGCCGCCAAATCATCATCAGGGTTCCCCTCTTTTACGATTCGAATGGAGCCGGCGACAGAATCAAACTTCTCTGGGAGGTTCCCTGATGAACCCTTTGTCGGCAACTTTCTTGCTACGATTCTGATGTGATCAGATTTTATCGCAATTGCGGGCCCTTTTTTCTGCTCATTCTTATTCTTGAACGGTTTCGGGGCAAGTTTTCCCAGCTTCTTGTCGATTTCAGAATCTGTTGAAACATATATTCTTGATGCATCAACAAGGAAGTCAGGATCGCCTTCAGCAGGGTTTGTCCTAGCGTTGCCCGGTTTCGCCGGACCGTCACCTTCTATTTTCCTTTCTGGATCTACTTCTTGTGTTTGGGCAGGATCTTTATCTGTTTCAAATGAACCGAACGAGTTCTTTGCAATGAACGGCTGCGTGCTATTTTTAACACCTTTTGTTGCAGTACCGGACTTCCGGCTCCGTTTTGTTTCAGATTCATCATCCTTGAAATACCGACCACGACCCACCACAATATCAATCGCCCCGGATTTGGGTGATTTGACAGTTTCTGATGATGCGTTCGAAGTGTCAGGCAATGCTGGACGGTTGGTTGCATCCCATCCTCGCTCTGTACCAAGAATGATTGCGGTATTGTTTGATCCCTGAATCACCGTGTCTGCAGGTCGTTTTGTCAATCTAGGTACAGGTTCCAGAACGATATTTTTTCCTTCGACAGAATTTACGAGTAATTGCTGCAGAGCATTCGCATCCCCTGCAATGAGTTTATCGTCGTCACCGTTTGGAAATTGTAATGTTCGATCTGTTTTTTCTGATCCTGTTTGTGTCAAGCGATGCGGCCGGGTGAACGCTGTAAAGTTCACGTCTTCAAGTGGTAATGAATCAGATATTCGAGTTACCCAGTATGTTCTGTCGTCCGGGGCTCCGTTCAATATTTTTTGTCGAAAAAGCCAGACCTGTTCGCCTGGCTTCGCCGGAAGCGCTATGTGCGATGAAAAAAACGGATAGACGACAAGATCGACGGTGTCAGACAAACTTTCGTTTGTTGATATTATACGACAAATCAGTGAATTTCTGGGTGCCAACGAAAACAGTACCTTCTGGGGCTCAGAAAGTGTTTCGGGTGCCTCGAGTCGCAGTGACACATCACAAACTGTGTCTATCACAAGTCCGCGTTCAAAAACGTTCGTTGTTCTAATTGAGCTCAGGTCTGCGTCGATCTCGTCGGAATTACGACTGACATCTGCACCATGAATTGCGGCCTTTGATGATGTCATTACTTTCCTTCAATCGCCGCAAATAATTCGTCTGAATCTAATGTCGTCTGGACTTCAATCTCTTTCGCAACGACCTGCGCCAACGATAGAAGCTGGTCGTTCGATTTGCTCATGCGCTCGAGGTACTTTACCAATGTTCCACCGAGGGCCATATGTTCAGCGGCGCCAGATCCTAGGGCGGTAAAACACTGTGCCAACAATGCGCATGCGGTAGCTCGATCATTGGCAGCATTGTTATAGATTTCCGTCCAAAGATATATTTTCTGTTGGTCGATGCCATCAAGCTCTTTCAGTATTTTTTCAAACGAGCGAATCTTTACCTGTGCGGACTTGTCATCCGCCATAAGTTTATCAACCTTTTTTATATTCGTTGGCTTCATCTCTTCGTTCCTCTGCTACTACCTGCGCATAAATCTTTCTGATTTTGCTCATCGACTTTGTCACTTGCTTCTTTTCAAACCCAGATATCTCTACTAAATAGACATAAATCGATTGCTTGTTGATAAAATCTAGCTCATCGACCTGATCGAATAAACCTTCAACAGCGGTCATCACGGTTATATCACGCGGATCTCTGAGGCTCTTCTTGATTTTCTTTACTCGGGCAACTTGTTCGACTTTTCTTTCCCTGAGGAGCATAAGTTCCTCTGTTGAAGGAAGTTCAACAAAATTGGAAATCTGCTTTTGTGTGTCGCGGGAGAGATGCAACGCGTCATTTAGGTACACGTGCTTATAATACTTCTTTCTGTGACTATTCGTCGTGTTGATTAAGAAGTTTTTTGCAACCACGTTGAAGTATGAGAATGCCTTCGAGCCTCGATCGGGATTCCATTTATGTAATGAGTTGTATAACGAGTAGCTGCATTCTTCAATCAGATCTGCAGCCGACATAAGCGGTGATTTGAACCCATATACATAAACCAAGCTCTCTGACAGTTTCATTATTGCAGGCTTGATTTTGTCGCCGTAAATAATCTCTCTCTGTCGTGTGTCGTTCTCACCTAAAAATGCAAGAATTGCTACCTCTGTATTTTTGTCAAAGTACAAAACACTTTTGCGACCGGGCTTTCTTTTGATACGTTTTTTTCGTTTTATCATGCCTCATTATCCTCTATTTCGTCTGGAACATCCTTCGTTAGCGTCAATGCGACTGAATGCAGTGCTGTTCGAACGGAACCGATGCCTTTTACGACGGAGCGAACTTCTGGACTGTCATAAAACAGCGGTCTCTCCAAAATCTCTGTCATTATCTCATACTTCGTATCGATAACATCCAAACATTCCTCTATCGCATCTTCCATTTTCAGAACTGTTGTGCCGAGTTGCACGTTTTTGTATACTGATACGATCAATAAAAACGTCAAAATGACGATGACTGAAATGCTAAGCATTTATCCCTCCGTAACCGGTAATATACATCGCGTATACGCTTCAATTATCGCGTTGATGCTATGTGTCTTTTTGAGCGCAGATGACAGTTCCTTTGCCGAAACCGCCAGGCTCTCCTTATTTTTTAGTACCTTGACAAGTTTTTTCTTAAAGTTTCCGGCGCGGGCATCAGCCCACTTCGCGGCGGGAACAAAAATTCGATTGTCAATTCTTGATTGTGGAATGCGTACCAGGTCGTAATGCACTCGTTGGAAGCTATCGCCTGATAGGAATTCAGTGTATGCAGACCAATCTGTCGCTACGATTGGCAAACCAGCCACAGCAGCTTCAACCATTGGAAGGCCAAACCCTTCTCCGCGTGTTGCAGAAATCAACGCAGTCAGTTTTTCGCTTTTATATAGGTTCGTCATTTCTTCTCTTGTCATGGAGCCATGGAGCATATACAGCTTTGGAAATGATTTCTTGTTTATTGACTTCTTGATTTGGGCCAAGAGTTTTCTTACCAACTCTCGATCGATTGTAGTGTCGCGGCCTTTCGTTGTTTTCACGATCAAACCGACGTCATCTTTTTCACTGAATGCTTCTAGGAACCACGTAATCGATGCAACAAGGTTTTTCCGGTCTGCCAAGGGATCATCTGATATCAGCGTTCCCACAATCAAAAAGTTGTTTGATGTCGGTAATGATTCAAGCGGGTCTGACGTCGGAGGAAGTAGTAACTCAGGAAAGAATGCTTCCGGAACAACCTTGATTGGCGTCTTTTCATTGCCTGTTGACACCATTATCATGCCGGCCTTGGCATGCGCGCTTGGGACAATCACCAAATCCATCTTTTCTCGACAAACAGTTCCCCATTCGGCTGAACACCTGTCAGTTTCTACGCCGGCTGTGACCCCAATGTTGAAGTGCCCAAGGTCAGGATTCCACTCATGCGGTAACTGGATCTGGATCGTGATGTCAAATTTCCCTTCTATGGGTTTTGACTTCTCCATAATTCTGCCGTAAATTCCATTTTCAAAATCAGAATTGACACACCATGCCGTGATACCCCATGGCAATACCTCTGTTGTCAGATTCCAATCGCTTTGGGTTTCACAAAACTGGAAAACCTGGCGTGAATGAACACCGTATCCACTTTGTGAAAGTAGGGGAGCTCGTAGCAGTACTTTCTTTACCATTTTATGACTCTCTTGATTGATTGTAGTTCTTTTATCGTTATTTCGACCAAGTTATTTTCCCGGCGACGTTTGGTTAGTATTTTATAATAGACGCCAAGTTTCTCGTAATGCAAACTTGCTGCAACAGCCTTGTCAATCGTCGTTTGCGTCACAAACCCTTTAATTTCTTCAACGCTTTTCGATCCGCTCTTCATTCGAACGTTAAAATCTGGATTATAATTTCTCATTTTTTGTGCTGATGAACTGAAGTATTGAATCAAATCTTTGCATCGTGACCATGAATCAACATCATCATTCGAATCAAGTTGTTTCATTCGTTGTAACTCATATGAGCTACCATAAAATAGATTCTCGCCAGACTTTGTCGATTTATATCTTCCTGTTTTGAACTTGCGAGAGTTTGGAAATGTTCCTCTTTCGGCCATCGTTTTTATAGCCTTTTGTCGCATTTCTGCTCGTTGTTTTGGTGTACAATACGAAAAGTATGATTTTCTTTTGCCAGATGCAAAATCAGCCTTTGCGCGCGCGCTCGCTTTTGCAGATATGATGACCAACGTTTCTTTTGACCTGCTGGCCATCGTTTGTTTACCTTTTTTTGCTGAATTCGCAACTCTGTCACTTATCTTTTTCGTGAGACCGACATTCCATGGAATGTCGCCCTTACTGAATGTCGATTTCTTCCAGTTTTCATTCTTTATCATTTTTTTTGCGCGGCGTCTGACTGACTCATCATTCTTTTTGTTTTTTCCGCGATAATTGTGACCTGAAATGTAATCATGATAATAGCCGCCCCGTGATTGCCAACCTGTTATTTCGCCGCATCCACACTGACAATTGGTCGAATCGTCTCCGCCAATATTGTCAATATAGTAGTTTTTTATATCAATTCCATGAATGGCTCGCAAATGACGTGTCAATCCACCGGACTTATATGCCAGTTTGTTTTTGCATAATGCGCACTCTATTTTTCCGTCTTTGTCAATCATATCTGTCATTTTTAGTTTTTTTGTTTTGCGCATATTCTTGTCCTCATTTTATAAGTATGCGCCGGTTACAGAATACACACAAATTTATCAAACAATCTCCTCAATCGTAAACTTGTTGTCAAATTTCCAATCATCGCATAGCTTTTGTAGCGATTCATGCCATAGGTCGATGGTCGTCTCCAGTTTAAACTCAGACGTCACATATGCTTTTGCCTTAGTACCCAACACCTTTCGGCCTTCGGGACCCATGGCGTACATCTGGTGAAGCCCGTTGGCCACAGATTCAGTTCCCACGTAGTCTTCGTATATATAAGGGACCATTTGAGAGCCGACAAGCGACTGTGTTTCGACTTCAAGGGCGATACCGTTTTCGGTACCGTCTCGATGATCGATGACCTGCCTTGTTAGCCCGCCTGTTTTCACGGCAATAATTGGATTTCCAACCTGCATCGATTCTAATGTTGTTAAACCGAAACCTTCAGCGTACGAAATGTTCAAGCAACAATCTGTAATGTTGTGCAGGATATTCATTTGTTCGAAGTTTGTGCGCTGAGTTGAGAATACGACGCTGCCAATGATTCCAAACTTCTCGGCGATGACCAGTAGGTTCGGGCCTTCCTGATCCAGCGGGTCAGTATGCATTAGTAGTGTAGCATCTGATTTTCCTTCTTTTTCGAGCCTCTTCATGAATTTCGACCACGCCTCTAAAACGTCAGCCGGACGCTTGCGTCTTGCATTCCTGTTGGCCCAAAAAACAATGAAATGATTTTCACGTTCTGGGCCAAGTGTATGACGCCTATGTTCAAGGATTTCATTTTCAGGGAGCGGGAAGAAAATCTCGTCTGGGAGAGCATGAGGCACAAAATTTGCCTTGCCAGGGATAATCTCATTCACCATTTCATATGTTAGATGGCTGTGGCAATTAACCAAATCAGTTGCTTCATAAAGAACCCGATTGAATTCTGGAGTTGGACGGTTATCCCATACATGCCAGTATGCAATCGGACAAATCTTGTTGATTTCATCATGCATCTCCCAGATATAGATGAAAAATCGTGGATCTGTAAAGAGCAGGAGAACGTCTGGTTTTTCGGCTGCGAGGGTCTGTAGGATCAGTTCCCTGTTTCCAAATCCATCGATAGGCTTGATTACGAAATCAGGATTGACAACGATCGTTTCATGATTGTCATGCTTCTGGGCGGCACCAAACTGCCTAAACGACCAACATCCTTTTTCTAAAAGGCCATTGATCAAAAACCTGCTTTGGCAACCAACGCCAGAGGAGCTCAAGGCATGGTCTGACAACATCAATATTTTCTTTTTTTGTACTTGCATCAATACAATACTATCTTGCTAGCTGATGATAGTAAAATATCTGATTACATCACCTGCCACACGAATAATATCATAGTAAAGGAGAAAAATGAAAAACTATCTACAAGTGGATGCGGATACCATATACCGCAGAGTCAACGATGTACAACCGGTCACCAAGTTTTACTGGTCAAGAGTGCCCGGTGATGACATCAATGAAAAAACAGGAGAAGCGGTGCCGGTCGACATGGGCTTCCGCGGAACAGTTCGTGAATGGTATGAGGGGCTAACTGAAACGATTTATCGCGCCTTTGCTGAAATGACTGCTAATCTTCATGGCGATGGTATGACAAGGGGGATTGTCGTTTCACGTGATGTTGCTGTTATACTTGAGTGCGCACTAAACTATCGTCCGGATATGTCGAGCCCAGAAATCCTTAGTCGGGAAGGGTTCGCCATGATTGGGTTTCTTCGTGGTGTTCCGGTTTATGTTATAAACACCGTTGAACGTGCGACATGTCATTTGTTTGTTCTAGGTTGCGATCTGTGCGACTCAGTGACGGTTGTGCATGTTTCGATCGCTAATATGAATGTCTAAAACAATTGAACATATCCTTCGCAATGTTCGGTGTTTGCGAACTCACAGAATTTACATGAGTACCGATTCTTCAGCGTGAATTTGGCTTCCATGTTCTTCAGCATGTTGACAACCATTTTCTCGGCTTTTGCCATGACTTTCGGTCCTGATGATACTGTTACCATCGATACAGATTTTCCTGGCTTTGCTTCACGATGGAGAAGAACGTATGCAGTTTTCACATCACGTGATTTCTTTCCAGTATGTCGCATCCAAAAATGCTTGTAAAGAATAACCTGGGCTAATGTCAAGAAATCTTCCTTCTTTCTTCGTTGCCAACCATATCGTCCGGCTGTTTTCCAGTCAATGATGACATGCTTTCCATTAGGAAGCTCAATCACACAGTCGATGTAACCCTTAAAATAACCTGTCGTTTTGATGACGTCGGTATAGAGCATGTGCTCAGCTTCAACCGTTTTCCAACCTGGAAATGTTTCTTCCATGAAGGCCGGGAGCTGGGTCAAGGCATTGGTTGCTGAATCCAACCATCCCTGGAGCTTTACATGCTTATACTTCCAACCTTGAGCTCGGGCTCGAGCTGTTTGTTCCTTAACCCACTTCTTGTCATCAAAGCCTCGTTTCTTCCAGGCTTCCTTGATTTTCTCGTGGACGGCCGGGATGTCGATGATTCTTGTGTTCAGGAAACTTTCGCCGCCGTCGTGGACGATTGAACCATAATCCAAATATGGGCTTATGATTTCTTCATCTGATGCTGGAATGTACAGAAGATCGTGGCGATAACCACAACCTGCCCATGTACTAACTTCAGAATATGAGACGTGTGGTTTTCCGTTTCTTAGTAACGGAAGTGAGGGATCGATTGTTATTTTCTTCTTCATACCATGATTATATGAATATATTGACGAATTTACATTAGTCGCCTTTCTGAATCCTGTAGCTGTCAGAATCGAAGTGTTGCGTTGAAAATTCGTATAACTCAGTATCCTCAAGAGCAATCATTTGATGTCGCATTCCTCTTGACACATGGAAATTGTCACCCTTTTCTAGGATTACCTCACAAGCATCTTCGACATCATCCCATTCCGGGGTTGAATAGAGCACCTTTATTCTTCCGGATTGTACAAAGAAAACTTCATCCTTTAGTTTATGGTAGTGCCAAGAGCAACGCTTTCCTTTTACGAAGAACAGAAGTTTACCGCAATATTCTTCGCAGTTCACAATCCATTTTTCAAAGCCCCAACCTTTTGGAACAAACTTAATCGGCAAAGAATTCGGTAAAGAATTCGGCATCATTCACTCCCTTGTCATCGATGTATATATCGCCGCTTGGTTTTCCTAACCTGAGATCATGGAATTTAACGCCCCAGGACTGTAGTTGGGCCAATGTCAAATCATAAAACTGTGCTATGGCAGCTATTTGGTTATCTTTGTTGCGGCCCATACCTCGAGCTGTATAGATAGTAATATCATGGCCGGAATCAAAAAGCTGATTGACACGTGCAATTCTGTCCCTGAGTGGACGTGCTACATTGTAATCACCGTCAGTTGTCGTGCACAATGTTCCATCCAAATCAAATACGTAACGCATTTATTAACCCCGTTGATGAATGCAATCCTATCCTAGGAAAATAGTCGACCTCTGTCGTGTCTGAGCCTACGACTATTTTTCCATCGTATTCTTCACCAACAACCATCAGATCAATTTTCCAATATTCAATGTGCTGACATAATTCTTCGTCAGATTTATAACTGACCACTTCGTCGACGCACTCCAGCGCTCGGAGTATTCTCATCCTATCTTCGAGCATGTTGTACGGTCGTGTTTCACCCTTGTTATTTGAGACTCGTGTATCCGCATCCACACCGACAACAAGAAAATGTCCTCTACTTTTTGCATATTCGAGCATGGCAAGGTGACCGACATGCAAAATGTCAAAGCAGCCATTTGTCCAAACAACTGTCATATCGTTGAAACCCCTTTCTTCTGGACCACGATCGAGGCAACTTCATTACCTTTTTCAATCGCATGGTGAGCTGAACCTGATTCTGTATATGCCTTTGCGAACGCTGACACAAATGAATCACCGGCGCCGGCTGAGTCTACACGAGATACGTTTGGTACTGGGTATGTCACCTCTTTGTGCATTGCCCCACGTGGGCCCAACGTTACGATTAGGTTTTCAATAATGTCTTCGCTCAGCACCGCTTTTGTACGAGCATACTCTGTCTCGTTTATCTTAATGAACGAAATTGAGTATGCCCACTTACCTAGAATCTTTTTTGTATCAAGAATTGAGACCTTTGCTTTACGTCCGATGAAATTGATCTGGTTCGTTGAGAGCCAGCCCTTATCATAATCTGAGATCACAACACAGTCATATTTCGAGAAGTCAATCCCACGGAGGTTGGCCCGGCCGTAGCAATCATCGTTTTCGTCAACCCTGAGGAACATGTGATTCGATTTTGTTTCTACGTAGCGGATTTTCTTGATTTCCTTGGCATTGGCATTTGTGTACAGAATAGTATCGCAATCTAGTGCACGCATGTTTGCGGCCACATTTGATGCCATCCCAAGATTTTCAACGCTACTGACGCTGTTGAAAACAGGAACTGGTGACTCCGGGGCGAGTCGTACTACGCTTCCGTACACAAAGACGTCCAAACATGATTCACCAATTACTAAAAATTTCATAGCACACACTTGATAAGGTCACAGATCCTATCGATGTCAGCTTCACCTAATTCAGGATTGTTCGGAAGAAAGAAACCGCATTCATGAATTTCATCAGAAACAGGGTGACTAAACTCCCCATATTCGTTTTTCCAGAATGGATGTTTTCCAAGGTTTCCTGCACTGAATATTCTTGTTTCGACGCCGGCAACCTGCAGAAGTTTCACAATCTTCGTTCGTTGTGCCTTACTTTCGGCCAGAAGCCCGAACGAAATTGAAACAACCTTGTTTGTCCCCCAATCTTGGAACTTGAAATGACCTTTCATGTTTTCGGCGTAGCGTTTATGGTTTCGATTTCTTGCATCAGAAACCCATTCTGCTTTTTGTACCTGGCCGATTCCTATAAATGCCTGAAGGTCTGTTGCTCGAACATTGAAACCAGGCACGAAGAACGTGAACGGTTTGTGAAAATCATCAACATCGTTTTCGGAGACAAGATTTTCGTATGATGATTCGTCCAGGTCTTTTCCCCAACCATGACTTCGTAGCATTAGCAGGAGCTGATACGTTTCGTAGCAATCCGTATTAACCATTCCGCCCTCGATCGTAGCTAGCTGGTGCCCAAAATAGAATGAGAAACTTGCCATCTTACCGACGGTACCAACTTTCTTGCCGTTAGCGTATGCAGCGCCGAGTGCTGCACAACCGTCCTCGAGCAAAGTGAAGTTGTATTTCTTCGATAAGGCAGTAAGTCTTTCGGCATCATGAGGCACACCTAGAACCTGGACAAAAATAACCGTCGCCGGGTCGTGTTCGACACATGCCGCCTCAAGATCATCAAGGTCAATCCCATATGTCTTTGGGTCAGCGCCGACCATAATCGGGTCGAACCCGAACTGCATGAAAGGTGAGATTGTTGTAACCCAACCGACTGACGGAACCACGACTTTCAAATTTCGGGGTGTCTGGTGTTTGGCAACGTATGCCATCAGCAAATTCGCAGATGATCCTGAATTACAGAATACAGCGTACTTCGTGCCAATGTATTTCGCCCATGCTTCCTCAAACCGTGGAGTCAGCTCGCCTTTCGTTAGCCTTGGATAGCTAGACAACCACTTGACAAGTTCATCAATGTCGTTGTTGCTAATCGTATCTTTAGCTAGCGGATATACAATTTTATTCATCAATTTTCTCCATCCAATATTCAATCATCTCGTCCAGCATAGATTCAAATGTGTACTCAAATTGAAAGTTCGTTTTTGTGGTCGGGCCTATTTTTCCTAGAAGCTTCGAGGCATCACCTTTTAGGTTGTGCAACTCAAGTGGCCTCACGAACCGTGGGTCAACAACCATATGGTCATTATAATTCAAATCTAGGTAATTGAAAACATATTCGCAAAGATGTCTAACTGAATTTGAACGGCCGGTGGCCATGACAAAATCGTCACATTCATCCAACTGCAAAATCGCATGCATCGCCCTAACATAATCTTTGGCATGGCCCCCAATCCCGTGTTGCGTCTAGGTTTCCTAAACGTAGTTCTTTCATTAGGCCTTTTTTGATTCTCACAGCGCCGATGACGACCTTATTCGTTACGAAATTAGCTCCGCGGCGTGGCGATTCATGGTTGAACAGAATGCCATTCGACAGAAACATATTGTATGATTCCCTGTAGCATCTCATCAATGAGTAAGCCATTTGCTTCGCGCAACCGTACGGACTGACCGGAGACATCACTGTGATTTTCAGAAATTATTGCCTTTGTCTCAGCAGAATGTTTTTTTCCATAAAAAGGATTCGATTGACCAGTCATGATGTCTGACTGTTTTTTCCTTCTTACTTCGACATCATTGCCTGTAGAGTTTATCATTATCTCGTTCCAGCTTTTTC